CATATTAGCTGGTCCAGCACCGCCACCGGCAACTGTTCTTGTTGTGTTAGCAAAGTTCTTAATCTCTTCTTTGCCTTTGATGCTTTCTGTATGAGTGTTAGCCAGTGTTTCTGTAAACTGTCCAGTCTTAATGTGTTCTGTTTCACCGTGAATAGTTTCAAATACATTTCTGTTGACTACTGTAGCTTTATCTGATATAATCTCTTTAGCTTCATTGCCAGCAACCTTCTTAATGTAATCACCACCAACAGATAAGAAGTAATCTTTTTCAACTTCCGTATACATATCGCCTTTAACATACAAGCGTGCATCACCTTCAACTCTTACGTTTACGTTTCCTTTAACTAGAACGTCCTTATCTTTTATAACTATTTCGTAATCGGTTCCATTTATTTTTGTAACTCTATTACCATCTGGCTGAACTTCTTGGAATGTTCCTTTTGTGTGGTACCAGTGTATTCTTTCTGCACCTGGAGTGTCGTCTACTTCAAATAGGTGACCTGCTTCAGTAAACTGTACGTGGTTTAAAGGATATACAGATTGCGGAACCCCTGTTGGATACATTTTTCCCTGGCCACCGAATCTTGGATGAGGCTCATCCCACGATGGTCTTTCATAGTAAGAAGCTGCTTTGTCAGGCTGTACTTGAGATACTTTGGGTGCTTGTGCTTGCTGCACGCCTGATATTTTCTTTTCTCTTTTTTCTAGCAGGGTTGCATGTTCTTCTGCTGTTTCTGCTCTAGCATGTCTGTTAACAGAAGACTCTCCCAGCACAGATAAGTCCTCATCATCGAGTGGATATATTTCATTTGGATCACTGAACCCTCTGTGTTTGGTTGCTACTTCAGAAGGATTTCCTAACAACGTGCCCATTACTAATGGCATTTGAAATTCGTTCTCGTCTAGGAATACACCGAACACCCAAGTACCTTCTACCATTCCGGTTGGCGATGTCCCTATGCCGCTCATACTTGCAGATGTTATAGGATTAAGAACCATTGCCCACGGCAAGTGTTCTCTCTTTACGTCTTCATTGTTTTCACTATGTACGCTATAAATTCTAACCTTAACTCTACCAAGTTCTTGAGGGTCATTTCTATTTTCAACTACACCAACAAAGTGTCTTAGTTGTGTAAAACTCTGTATTCCACTATCCATTATGCCACCACATTCTTTTCTGGGTTATCAACATTAGCATGGTAACTCTCTTTCATACATGATACTAAAGATGTGTATTCTTTTCTATCAATGTAATGTAGAACTCTATTGATCAGATACTTGCCTGATATTTTTGGTTCCTGGTCCTTTGCTTTAGTTTTTGCTGATTGCTCCATCATATCTAAATTAATTACCTGCCCTACTCTGAGATCTGAATTACCGCAAACGGTCATTGTCATCTCTACTCCTTTCAAACTATCAGAATAGAATCTTCGGGCTGGAATTAAAGATTCAAAGTTAGTTGATAGTTGTGGATCCGCTCTTGTTTCGTGAATCCATTTTGTACTGTTAATTGTGCTTAAGTGTTTTTCAATCATTGCTTTGCTGTCAAAGGACATAGCATCATCATCTAAATGCTCAAAATCTCCAAAGTTTTCATTGACTAACATTATGCCGCTTTGTATAGTTTGGTTTATTAGGTCTAATTTTTTACATTGATTAGCATATGAACCAGACTTAATCCTAAACATTATGTCTTTTGATGCATTCATTTTAAGATCTTCTATCATGAATTGCCTGTTTTTAGACTTAGCATCTAATGAAGAGGACGGACTGTATGCATATGTTGTAGCATCTTTCTTGTTTTTTGAGATCAATTCTTCGACGTTGTGGAAGTTAAATCCATCTACACTCTCGTAAAATGTGAATAGGCTTGATGAAAATTTACTTGAATAAGCTCTACGTTGCAGCATAACCATTGCTTCATAAGGTGTCATTCCTGGTATAATGAACCTATCAACGCCTGAGGTGTCGTGAATATCTATTGGTCTATCTGTACCTAACATATCAAAAACGTCCTGTACGGCGTTCTGAATCGGCTCTATGTACCCTTTATTGACGTCCATCGTAGACTGAGTAAAATGTTCTGGAGTGACCCCAAAGATTTCAATTACCTTTCCAAACCCAGAATTGGGATCTGGTGTTACTGAAGTTTTGTATACTTGTAAAGTTAATTCTATCTCATCCTGATCCGGACTAGCAAACTTTACATCAACAGTCTCTGTACCGTCAAAGTCTACTTTATTAAATGAGTCAGATGCATCCATTACAATAAATTTGCCTTTTATTGAATCAGCAAATAAATCTTCTTCCAGCTGGAATGAATGAAACGCATCAGTTATGTTTAACTCGCCACCTGAATGAGTAAACAATATTTCATCAATAATTCTACTTTTTGGTATGTATTTTGCCATTAGTCCTTCATCGCGTTCTTAAGAAGTTTTCCTGCTTTACTAGCCAATCTATAATCAACTAGCTTAATGGTACGTTTAGCAGTATTCAGTTCATCTTCATATTCATAATATGTAACTGGCTTATATGTGCCTGATGATATCTCATTAGTTATATCTCTAAGAGTCAATCCGCCAGTGTGCAATTCATATGTCTCTTTGCTTATGATTGTGTGTTTTGTTCTGTGCTGATAATGTTGTATACCAGCTTTTGCCTGTTCTTGGGATCCATACTTATTAGCTAGCATCTCAATGAACTGGCTATATGTAAGTGGCCATTGATGATATGGATCAATGATATCATTAGCAAGGAATATTAGCCACATCATTTCTGAGTCATTGTAATATGCACTTGCTACTTGATCTGGTCTATCATCACCTTCAATAACATAATTGTAAAATGATAATGGATTGTTAAGTAGTGACTCTTTTAACCTTGGTCTTGCAATAATGTTTCTGCAGATCTTAGCGTTGTATTCTATTCTAGGAAAGTTTCTAAAGTATTCGTTCATTATAGTAGACCCTCATAATCTTCTGAAGTCCATATCTCAACTTCCTGAATTGTGATTGATAGTTCAAAGAACGCTGGAGCTCCACCAGCATTAAATACGTTTCCACCTTCTGGTTGATAGTTGACTGTGAATCCTGTTACAGCAGCTCTCTTAAATGGATGCAGATAGTTACCTGATCCAAGATAGTAGCAGTCTACTTGATTTGGATACTTAAGGAAGAAGTTTGTTCCTTCTCCGCTCTCTCCTTGGAAAGCTGGATGGATTGCTTTCTGCATATGGAGAATCATATCTCTTAGTGTATTCTGTTCAGCTAAAGAAGCTGGCGCTAGTTTCCAGTTCAGTGTAAACGTCTTAAGTTTCATGGCATTGAATAATAATGCTACGTGAGGGTTTAATGTGTTTCCAACTGCTTGATCTAGTCCGCCTTGTATTTCATTACTGATACCTGCTGTTGCTCTTATCACTGCAGCACCACCAGTTAGCACATCCTTGGCTATCTTGCCATAATCAATATCACCACTAGCCTCTGTTCCCGACTTACCCTTAGCCATGGTTCTTTGAGATGAGAATGCACTTAGCAATGCATCAGCACCTGTCGATGCTCCTGCTCCAAGCAATCCTAAATCAGTTTGGTTGTATTCCATTCCCGCTGCATCTTGTATACCTGCATTAGGCATAGGCAATGCGACAGACAGGTTGACCGTCTCGTCTCCTTTATTGTTGTCAAAGTTATAGTCAACGAAGTTCATGCAAAACTGATGAATACCTGCATCAGCTGGAAACTGAAATATTTCAGCACCCGACATTGCCTTCTTGGATGATTGACCAATCTTTTCCTTTGGCGTTAATGGACCTTTTCTCTTTCTACCTATCTCTGTTAATGACATCTAAATACCTATATGGCGTACTCCGGCAAATTTGTTCCTAAGAATCCAGATAAATATACTGGAAACGTTTCTACTATTATTTATAGGTCCTTGTGGGAGTTCAAGCTAATGAAGTATTTAGATGCCCACGATGAGATTGTAAAGTGGGCTTCTGAAGAGATTATTATACCATATAGAAGTCCAATTGATAGAAGAATGCACCGATACTTTCCTGATTTCTGGGTTCAGAAGAAAAGTGGCGAACAATTAGTGATAGAAGTTAAGCCTAAACAGCAACTAAAACCACCAAAGAAACCTAAGAGACAAACTCAAAGATACCTGAGAGAGGTGCATACCTTTGCTATTAATCAGAGAAAGTTTGAAGTTGCGGAAGAGTTCTGCCGCAATAGAGGAATGAAGTTTGTAATATTTACACAAGATGAACTAGGAATTATAGGATAATGCCAGGATACGTATTTGATAAAGTACTAAACATGACTTCGGATGAGTTCGGAATCCAGTTTAAGTCTATGAAGGATCTCTATACCAAAGAGAATGGAGACCCAATTGAACACTTAAGAGAGCTGGCTGAAGAGGAAATGCGAGTCAATCCTCAGAAGATATTGAGTGGATCTGGTGGTACTAAGAGATTAATGGCAGGTAGATTCTACTTGTTTAAGTATAACCCTATTAATAAAGGCAAGCCTAATTTACCATATTACGATATGTTTCCAGTAGTATTGGTAACCAACGTGTATGACAAATACTTCCAGGGGATCAACTTTCACTATTTGCCTCCTCAGTTCAGAGCAGAATTAATGAATGAGCTCTACAAATACGTAATAGCACCTAACGTCCAGTCAAAAGATATTGGTGGTTCTATCCGAGCTCGACTAAATACTGATAGAGTAAATTATAAATTTATGGAAAAGCGATATCAATTGAGATCGTTTAAACCAGCTTTCAAGCGGTACAACAATAAACACGTTGTCGGTAGATTCTTATACGTTCCACCAATTGGATGGGATGCTGTTATGATGATGCCACTACAACGCTTTAGAGGAGCTGGCATAAATAGAGTATACAAGGACTCATTAGAGGAAAGAAGAAGACGTGGCTAAACTAAAAGACATTGCATCGGATCTGTTTAATCTGGCGAAAGGCGTTGGTCTATCAAAAGAGGCAACAGGAGCTAAGCAAGAATTCAGTCTTGATAAGTTCACAGGTAAGATCCAAGAACGAAACAGTCTAGCTCGCGCAAACAGATTTGTAGTAAAGATAGCTCCTCCTGCATGGGCAGTTGGACAATCAGATACAGTTAATGATCTAATGTTCTTTTGTGATGCGGTAAACTTACCAGGAGCATCTATTGTACCAGTTGACATTAAGAAACAAGGTTATGGTACATTTGATAGAAGAGCATCAAACATAATCCCAGAAGAAGTCACCGTGTCTGTCATGTTAGACAGTGCTGGTAGGAACTTAACTTTCTTCCATGCATGGTTAGCTAACATAGTAAACATGAATGCTCAGTTTGGAGAAGATGGATCAGTAAATGGTGCAACGACAGGAGAAGTCTTTTATAGAGACCATTACTTGTCGCCTAAGATAGAGATAGAGGTTTACGATACCGGAGCAAGGTTAACAAACAGATTAACATGTTATGATGTTTGGCCTTCACAAGTATCACCAGTATCACTTGGTTGGAGTCAGAACGACGAGTTTGCTAGA